TCCCCGAATCTACCAGGGGACACTTCGACGCCTACAAGCGGATCAGGGCGACAGGAATCCACGGGACCGTCAGGGTCCCACCGGCGGCGGTCGATCTGGACGCGCTGACCATCGACGCGGAACATATATCCGCAAGGGGCCACGGCGTCACCCTGGACGAAGCGAAGTCGTTCATTCAGAAGGCCGGCTTCTCCATAAGGCGGAAACACTGGACCGGCGACGTCTTCGTCAACTACTATTCCGCCGAAGGCGCGGCCTATGTCCGCGTCGGTGACGGCGTGATCCGGACCGCCTTCAAAGAATCAGAGTTCGACGACAAGGTCAGAAAGGCCGTGGAAGCTATGGAGGGATCAACATGACAAAGAAGACCGTCTTCTGTCCCCTGTGTGGCCGGGAAGTCACCGGGGACGAATGTTTCGATATATCAATGGTCGCCGAAGGAACCACGCCAGACCGGTTCCTTCCGAACGACATCAAGCCCGAACAGGTGAAATCAAATGAAAACACCTGTTTGAAGTGCAAATACCACCCGGAATAAGACGTCGCCCACCTGGGCGGCGTTTTATTATACCCTTTTTCGTTGAAAATGGTGTTCCCCGCCCTGGGGGGCGCTTTTTTCATACCCATTCAGCCGCCCCCGCCCGGCGAACAGGCGGGACCGCACAGCGCGTGGAAGTCGCGATATAAACAGCGGGAAACAGAAAGGAGAATCCACCATGATCACAGAGAGCGTCAGAACCATTCTGGGGGAAGACCTGGCGACACAGGTCGAAACGGCCCTGAAAGGCAAGGGCAAGGACGGAAAGGACGTGGACCTGGTCGTCGGAAACGACGGTTCCTTCGTCCCGGCCGAGAAGTTCAACGGTGCGAACAGCGGCAAGACCAGCGCGGAAAACGCCCTGAAAGCCGCCGCAGAAGCCTTGAAGGCGATCGGAGGGTCCGGCGATCCCGCGAAGATCGCGGACGACGTAAAGACCGCCCAGACCACGATCGACACCCTTCGGAGCGACCACCAGAAAGAAATCGCCAGAATCCAGAAGAACACGGCCCTTCGCCTGGCCCTGTCCGACAAGGCCCACGATCCGGCCGACATCATTTCCCTTCTGGACCTGGACAAAATCGAGGTCGACGACGCCGGCGGCCTGAAAACCGACCTGGACGGGCTTCTGAAACCCTTGAAGGAAACGAAGTCCTATCTGTTCAAAGACCAGGAACCGGCGAAGGACACCAACATCAAGGGCGCGAAGCCCGCTGACCCTGGCGCACGTCAGGAACCGGCCGCAAAGGTCGACGGTCCTGTCGTGATCTAACACCATCAACCCACAAAAAACGAAAGGAATGATTCTATTATGGCAAGAACCAAAGCTATCAGCCTGATCCAGAGCGGCCAGACGAAGGTCGACCTGGCCGAACTGTCCGGTCTGGTAATCCAGAACATTCAGAAGGACACCCTGTCTTCTGGGCTGAAATCCCAGTCCTACACCGGCAACCCCGCGACCGGGTCTGTGGAGTATAAGCGCTTCAAGAACAGCGCTTCCCAGCCCTACGGGACCGCCAGAGCCGCCGGAAAAGGTGACGCGATCACCGTTCCCCCGACTACCGTCAACCTGAACAATCACCGCGAGATCGTGGAGGAGGCCGCGAAGTTCGACCTGGACACCTTCGGCGTCGGAAACATCATGGCGCGCCGCGCGGATAACCACGTCGACACCGTGGCGTCTGAACTGGACAGCGACTTCTTCGCTGTGGCCGTGTCGGAGGGAACCGCCTTCACCGCCCCCGCCGGCGTGACCAACATCGAAGACATCATGGAAGCCCTGATTCAGACCCTGGAAGGCGTAAAGAACGACTATGTTCGCGGCGTTCACCGGAATCTGATCCGTCTGGTCCTGGACCCTGTCTATTACGGCAAGATCAGAACCTATCTGGACAAGGGCGTCAATAACGCCAACGTCGACACCGCCGCCGAAGACTTCGCTGTCTTCCACGGGGTCCGGGTCTATTCGTCCATCAACCTTCCCGTCAAGACCGAGACTGTGGAAACGACCAAGACGAAGACCACCACGACCCACGCCGTCATTATGATTGACGGGGCCGTCGCCCAGCCGGCCGTGATCTACCCCTACAAGGACCCGGAGAAGATCCCCCTGTCCAACGACTACGGCGTGTCTATGTTCTTCGACTACGGGACGAAGGCGCTGACCCCCGACCTGATCTTCCACATTTCCGAAAGTGTAACCGCGTAAGGAGGTACGAAACATGAAGTTCATCAACACCAGGTCCGGCGTGATTCTGGAGCCGGCCAGCGACGCCGTCGCTGACCAGCTTCGCAAGAGCCAGGACTATAAACCCTACGACGGCCAGAACGACGCCCAGGGCGGCGATAACGGCGGCGAAAAGCCCCTGTCCCGCATGAACAAGGAAGAACTTCTGGCGGCCGCCCAGGCGGCCGGCGTGGAGGTCCCCGAAGGCGCCACAAAGGCCGAAATCATTGAACTGATCCAGACGAACAGCGGCGACCAGTAAACCGGGGCCGCCGGAAAGGTGGTGGAAACGTGCTTGATCAGATTCTTTCTTCCCTGGACGGCCTGACCGACCTTGAGCGCGCGGAAGTCCTTCGTGTCCTTATGTCGAATGACGACCGTCTGGCAAAGGTCAAGGCCCTTCTGGGGATCACCGGGACGGACCAGGACGACCTGATCGCCTTTGTGATCGAAACGGTCGAAGACCTGGTCCTGTCCTACATCAAGCCCCTGATCGTCATGTGTGTCAGCTACTACAAGGCCGCCGGCCTGGGAACTACCCAGGCGGCCGTCGGTCCGGTCGCGTCCGTGAAGCGCGGGGACGTCCAGACGTCCTTCGCCAATGCTTCCGGCGCTTCCGGATCGGCGTCGACCTTTAACCTGGGCGCGGACGGAAGCGACTTCTTCGGCTGGCGGACCGTCCTGAACGAATACAGAAAATTAAGGTGGTGATCTATATGTTCGGAAACCCTGGCGCAGAGCGCGCCGCGATCGAACTGACCTATGAAGACACCGCCACGATCACCAGAACGACCCAACAGACGGGGGCGAACAAGATCACGAAGTCCGTCCCTGGCGTGATTTACAGTGAAATCATTTGCGCGCTGTCGTATTCAGGAAGCGACAAGAGCGAACAGACGAAGGCACAGAACGAAGTCGACTATGACGCCGTGATCTTCGCCGCGCCCGATCTTCTGGTCCTTCCTGGCGACAGTGTGAGCCTGAAACGGTTCGGGCGCGATAACCCTTCCAGTCAGATTCTTCTGTCCTTCCAGGTCGTCGGCCGTCCTTCCCTGTATGCGACACACCAGGAAATCAAGGTGAAGGAAGGTGATCTGGCGTGACGTTGAATCTATTTCTGGAAGCGGTCGCCGCGAAGCTGACCGAAATCTGGCCGGACCGGAAGGTCTATGTCGACGAAATCCCGAAGGATTCCGACGGCCAGTTCTTCGTCGGGATCATTGAATCGTCCCAGGAAAAGCACCTGGACCGGCGCCGGAAACGGTCGATCCAGTTTGAAGTCCTGTACTTCCTTCGATCGAAGGACAGAATGGACTTCAACGCCTGGGCCGAAGAAATGTATGACGCCTTTGAAGAACTGACGGTCCAGGAAGCCCCCGGCAAGACAAGGACGATCCGTCTGACCGGCCAGAAGGCCAGGCCGGACGGGAACAGCCGCGTCTTCCAGTTCCTTTTCGACGCGGACTTCTTCTTCGTCCTGACGCCGCCGGAAATCCCGTTCATGGAAGACCTGGAACATACGGAGGTTACGAAGTAATGGCGAAAACGACCAAAAGGGCCGCCGGCACAGACCAGGCGCCGGCCCCGGCCTTCACAAAAGATCAACTGGTCAAAAGTAAAACCCTGGGCCTTCCCGTGGACGCCGTCATGGCCGTCCTGGAAGACGGGAAGACCTACACGAAGGATCAGGCCGTCGGCCTGGTCAACGATTTTCTGGAAAGGAAGGTGTGAGTTATGCCTATTGGTGGCGGAACTTTTACCGTTCAAAACAAGATTCTTCCCGGCACATACATCAACTTTGTGAGCCTGGGAAGCGTCGTGAAAATGGGGACGCGCGGGATCGCGGCCCTTCCCCTGGAACTGAACTGGGGGCCTGAAAACAAGGTCTTTTCCATGTATGCGGAAGACTTCAACAAAAGCGCCCTGAACGTGTTCGGCTACGACCCGACGGACCCCGCCGTCCTTCTGGTCCGCGAAGTCCTGAAACGCGCCAGGGCCGTTCTGATCTACCGTGTCAATTCCGGCGGCGACAAGGCCACGGCCACGGTCGGCGGAATGACCGTCACGGCCGCCTGGGGCGGAACGCGCGGAAACGACGTCGCCGTCGCCGTCCTGGCGAACGCTGACGACGCGACGAAGGTCGACGTCGTGACCTACCTTGACGGAATGGTCGTGGACACCCAGACCGTCGTCAAGGCCGAAGGGTCCGCCGGCCTGAAAGCGAATGACTTCGTGACCTTCGGGTCCGCTTCCGCCCTGGAAGTGGCCGTCGCGACGAAGCTGACCGGCGGCACGAACGGGACCGTCAACGGCGCCGCCCACACGGCCGCCCTGAACGGCTTCGAGGTCGAAACTTTCAACGTGATCGGCTACCCCGGAACCGACAACACGATCAAGGCCCTGTATGCGGCCTTCGTGAAGCGCCTTCGCGACGACGAAGGGAAGAAGATCGTCGGCGTCCTGTACCAGTACGCCGGGGACAATATCGGCCTGATCAACGTCAAGAACGGCGTCGTCCTGTCCGACGGGACCACCGTGACCGGCGACAAGGCGGTCGCCTGGGTGGCCGGCGCTTCCGCCGGGGCGGAGATCAACGAAAGCCTGACGAACGACACCTATGACGACGCCGTGGACGTGGACATCAAATATACGAAGTCCCAGTTTGAAGCGGCGATCCAGGCCGGCGAGTTCGTTTTCTACGCGGACAACGGCGCGGCCCGTGTCCTGACCGACATCAACAGCCTGACCACCTTCGGGGGCGGCGTCACGGAAGACTGGACGTCGAACCGCGTGATCCGCGTCCTGGACGGCTGGGCGAACGACGTCGCCCGTATCTTCGGCGATTCCTACATCGGCCGCGTGACCAACAGCGACACCGGCCGCCAGCTTTTCAAGGCCGACCTTGTGTCCCTGGCCTTGCAGTATCAGGGGATCGACGCGATCAGCGACTTCAAGTCCGAGGACATCACCATTCAGCAGGGCAACGGGAAACGCGACGTCGCCGTCGATTCCGCCCTGAAACCGAACGACAGTATGGAAAAGCTGTATATGACGACTGTCGTCAACTAACGGAAGGAGTGAACCAGAATGAAAACCCTTAACGCGCCGGACACCATTTCCGGCAAGGAAGGCCGCGCCTATGCGAAGATCAACGGGAACAACGAAGAATTGTTCTTCGCGAAGACTATTGAAGGAACCGTCGAGAAGGCGAAGTCCGAGATCAAGGCGATCGGGAAGCGCATGACCGGCCACAAGACCACCGGCGGAAGCGGGTCCGGTTCCATGACCATCTACTACCTGACGCCCCTGTTCCGCGACATGATCAAACAGTGGAAGGAAACCGGCGTCGACGTCTACTTCGACATGGTGGTCGAGAACGACGACAAGGAATCTTCCGCCGGGAAACAGTCGGTCCTTCTGATCGGGTGCAACCTGGATTCCGTGATCCTGGCGAAGCTGGACGGCGACAGCGACGACGCCCTGGACGAAGACGTCGACTTCACCTTCGAGGACTTCGACATCTTGACCCCCTTCACCCAGTTCTAAACAGAAAGCGAGGAAACGAAAATGGGAAAACTGCAAGATTTTCTTATGGAACAGGACGTCGCGGCCCAGGCCCAGGTCGAAGTCACGATCGCGCCCTTTCCCTTCCCCTTCGTGGTGAAGTCTATCACCGAAGCGGAGAACAAGGCGATCCGGAAGACCTGTCAGAAGATCAGCTTCGACAAGAAGACCCGCCAGAAGCAGATCGAAACCGACACCGACCTTTACAACAGCCGCCTTGTGGTGGCCTGTTGCGTCGAACCCAACTTCAAGGACGCCGCCCTTCAAGAGAAATACGGCGTCCGTGGAGCCGAAGACCTGATCGACCGCCTTTTGAAGCCCGGCCAGTACACCGACCTTCTGATCGCGGTCCAGGAAATCAACGGCTTCGCTGACGACGTGAACGATCTGAGGGACGAAGCAAAAAACTAATTACGGGGGGCGGAAATGACGCGGACGCCGACGGCGAATCGGTCTACGCCCATTACGCCCTCCACCGGCTGAAAATCCTTCCGGGACAACTTCTGGCCCTTCCCAGACGGGAAAGGGCTTTCATTTATGCTTCCATTGACCTTCAAATAGAGAAGGAGAAGAAGGAAGCGGCGAAGGCGAAACGGAAGGGCAAGAAAGGCAGGTGATAACGTGGCCGGAGTAAATACACAATTCACGATCCAGGACCGCATGACGTCCCGCCTGAACACCATGATCAACGCTTCGGAACGCCTGAACCGGTCCCTGGACGCCACGGACGCCCTGACCGAAACCGTCGATCCGGGGG